GCCGCCGAGAAGGCTGCCGCCGAGAAGGCTGCCGCCGAGAAGGCTGCCGCCGAGAAGGCTGCCGCGACAAAATGGCAGCTGTCGGATGCAGAGCGCGAAATCATCAACGGATTAAAGTGAGGAGGTGAGAGATATGCCAGCAAGCAAGCCAATTCCGCGGGAGGCGGACGGCACGGTGGACATCAAGCAGGCGCGACGGCGCATGGCAGGACACCGGACAAACGCCGAGATCGAGGCAAAAGCCAAGAGCGAGGTGCGTGCCAACGAGCCGAAACGCATACAGATACCAAAATATCTGCCGAAGGCTATGGCTGATGAGTACCGCGCGACGGCCAAAAAGCTGGTTGCTCTGCATATCTTTTCCGACCTTGACTACGATATGCTGGCGCGGTATTTTATCGCTCGCGCCGCCTGGCAGAACGCCCAGAACTGGGCGAACCGCGCGATCATGCAGGGCGACGCCAAGGAGTCCGGCGCGTGGACAAAAACGGCAAACATCTACTTCGGTCAGTGCCAGAGCACCGCGGCGGCGCTCGGTCTGAGCGTGTCGGCGCGGTGCAGGCTCGTGATGCCGGAGCCGCCCAAGGATGAGGCCGACGAGGACCCGCTCAGCAAAATGCTGCGCGAGCGGGCAGAGCGCCGTAAGGCGTGAGACATACGTCCGAGGTTGTGACGGGCAGTGTAATGGCTGCCTGATTCCTTTCGGTTTGGTATAGCGGCAGGCGAGGTTTGGTGGTTTATTCCTCGCCTGTCCGTCAGAGCCTCGGACAGCTTCCTGCGCTGCGGCGGACGGTGGTCAGCCATTCCGCCGTCCCCCACGTCAGAGTGGCAAGGATACAAGCGGGTGCACCCGGAATGCAGACGAGCGGGTGCGTCCGCCGGAGCGCAGGAGGAGAAAGCAATGCAAGATCGAACAATCTGTCCGGCTATGTGCCCGATGCTCAACGTCCAGGGCTTTTGCGAGAGCGCCTGGCGGCGGGCCGGACAGATGCGGGAGTGCCCGCATAAGAAAATGCGCAAGGCGGTGTCCAACTTGAACACCGCACACAAAAAGTAAAATCCGGTGCTGTGACGGGCGGCAGCAGCTGCCCGAGAAACAACCTCCAAAATAATTTTGCGCAGGGCACGGCGGTAACGGAACGCCGCCGCGTCCGTCAGAGCACCGGAAATCAATTTAACAGAGCCGACGCGGGAAAGCGGTAGAGAGCCAGAGCCTGAGAGCCAGAGCCAACGAGCAATTTGTCTCGTCGGCTCTTATTTTTTGCTCGGAAAGGGGTGAGAGAGATGGCAAAGAAAGAAAAACGCATCGACTACATCAGCAAAGCGGAGGATATCCGCCTGATTGCGAGCGGTGTGAACGCGGAGCACCGCACTATGACCTGGCGCGAGGCGACCGAATATTGGGAGCGCGACAACGGCACCGACGATTACGGCCGTGCGGCGCTGATGGCGTACCTCGGCATTGCGACGGCAGGCGAGTGTGCACTGCTGGATAATCTGGTTGACGCGCCGGAGGATGACGCACCGACAGAGGAGGAAAGTGAATGATGAAGAAAATCGTAGTCGCGCTGCTGTCTGACGCTCTGCTGTTGGGCGGCGTGGTTGTTATTATGGTTGGACTCTACACGATTTGGCCGCCGCTGGCCGCAATCGCGGGCGGTGTGCTCGCTATCTTGCTGTCGATTTTGATGGTCGTGTAAGGCGGTGCAGCAATGATCGCAGATAAGATTTTACACCGCATCCGTGGTCAGACCACGCTGACGCTGGACGACCCGACCGGATGGAGCACGGGCGGCAGCACCCTGTTTGGCGGCAAGGAAATGCAGGCCATGAAACTGCCTGCCGTCAACGCCTGCATCGAGATCATCTCAGACAGTGTGGCGAAAATGCCGATCTACCTGATGGACGGCGAGACCCGCGAGCGGGTGCCCGACCATCCGGCGGTGCGGCTGCTGACCGGCAGACCGACCGAGGCCCTGACCGCGTTTGACTATCACAAGCTGATGGAGAGCCGCCGTATTGCTTACGGCAACGCTTACGCGCTCATCCTGCGCGACAAGTGGGGACAGCCGGTGGAGCTGCTGCCGATCGCGCCGGGCTACATGCTGCCGATCCTCGACACCAACGCCAAGCTGTGGTATGTCGGCATCAATCCCAAAACGCAGGAGTACCGCAAGTTCTGGCCGACCGATGTGCTGCATTACAAGGCATTCAGCACAGACGGCCTTGAGGGCATCAGCTATCTGCGCTGCGGTGCCGAGACCATCGAGGCGGCCCTGCAGGCGCAGCGGTACGAGAGCAACTACTACCGCAACGGCGGTCAGGTGAGCGGCATTCTGACCACCGACACCGACCTCTCGCCAAGGCCGACCACCATCGGCGGCGAGAAAGTGGACATCAAGAGCAAAATCCGAGCCGAGTGGGAAAGCATCCACTCCGGAGCGGACAACGCTTACCGCATTGCGGTGCTGGATAACGGCCTCAAGTACACGCCACTCACCGCAACCAACCGTGACGCGCAGTTTATCGAGAGTAAGGCTGCCAGCGTCGAGGACATTGCCCGGCTGTTTAACATTCCGTTTTACAAGCTCGGCGCGGGCAAGGAGAGCTATGCCGCCAACACGCAGGCGGCCATTGAGTATATCCAGCGCACGCTCAGCCCAATCGTCAGCGAGCACGAGCAGGAGGACACGCACAAGCTGCTGCTTGAGAGCGAGTGCAGCCGCGGCCTGCAGCTGCGCCGCAACATGATGGGCGAGCTGCGTGGAGACTGGACGGCTCGGGCTGCATGGTACAAGTCCATGCGCGAGATCGGCGCGTACAGCGTGGACGATATCCGCGCACTCGAGGACCTGCCGGACGTGCCCGGCGGCGATGACCGTCTGGCAAGCCTTAACTACGTCCCGCTGGAGGACTGGCGGGACCTGAGCCGCCGCCGCAACGGAGCGGACGGCGAGGAACAGAAAGGAGTGACCCCATAATGGCAATCACAATGCCTAAAATCGACATTACGTTTGAGCAGCGTGCTGTGAGCCTGATCGGCCGCAGCGAGCGCGGTGTCGCAATCCTGATCGTGAGAGACGACACCGACAAGACATTTACGCACAAGCAGTACAGCGACCTCAGCGCCGCGCAGGCGGACGAGAGCCTGTACACCGCAGACAACTATGCTGCCATCTGCGACATGCTGGGCTTTGCACCGTATCAGGCGCATGTGTTCCGCTGTGACGCGGACGGCGCTCTGGCAGATACGCTCGCCGAGATCGGCAAGCGCGTCAAGACCGGCTGGCTGACCATTGCCGGCCAGAATGCCGCTGACGGTCTGGCACTGTCTGCGTGGGTCAAGACGCAGGACAACACCAAGCACAAGACCTATAAGGCGGTCTGCTACAACCTGACCACCGCACCGGACGATATGCACGTTGTCAATTTTGTCAACGAGTCGGTCACCTACACGGATGACCGCGGCAAGAAAGACGGCGTGACCTATCTGCCGAGCCTGCTCGGTATCTTCGCGGTGTGCAACGTCACCCGCGGCTGCACCAACTACCTGTGCAGCAATCTCAGCGAGGTGCAGGAAGTTGCGGACAATGACGCGGCGCTCGGCAGCGGCAAGTTTATTCTTGTCAACGATGAGGACGGCAATGTCCGCGTGGCACAGGGTATTAACTCGATGACCACGACCAACGGCCAGACTCAGACCGAGGACATGCAGTTTATCGAGACGGTCGAGGCGATGGACATGATGCGCGACGACATTACGTCCGTATTCCGCGAGACCTACCTCGGCAACTACCGCAACAGCCGCGACAATCAGATGATGCTGGTGGCCTCGCTCAACAGCAGCTACTTCCGGCAGCTGATGCAACAGAGCATCCTTGACCCGGACTACGCCAATGCGGCAAGCATCGACGTGGACGCGCAGCGTGCCGCGTGGGTGGCATCCGGCAAGAGCGAGGCTGCGGACTGGGACGATGATACCGTCAAGGCCAACCCGTTCAAGCGCACTGTCTATCTGACGGCCAACGTCAAGATTCTCGGCTCGATGACCGACCTCATTTTCCCGATCACCATGGCGTAACTACAACAACAATTAAGGAGGCAAGACCTATGAAGAAGAAACTGCTTGACCTGCTCGCTAAGAAGCGCGGCATTGTAGACCGCATGAGACAGGCGGATGCGGCAGGTGACCAGACCGCATTTGACGCGGCGCTGGCAGAGAACACCGCCGTTGATGCGGAGATTGCCCGCGTAAAGGCAATCATGGAAGCCGAGGAGAATGTACCGGCAGAGCCGGAAGGCGTACCGACCAGCGGCACCGATCCTCCGGCGGCAGAGCCGGTCAACAGCCGCGAGTGCGTGCATGCCTTTGCGGAGTGCATCCGCGCCCAGGCACGCGGCCAGCGTGCAGCCTTTGAGACCAACGCAGACGTTCTGCGCCGTGCCATGGCAGCCGAAAACGCCGGTGCCATGACCGAGGGTGTCGAGGCAGACGGCGGCCTGCTGGTGCCGCAGGACATCCAGACCCGCATTAACGAGCTGCGCCGCTCTCTGGTGCCGCTGTCCGACCTGTTTGCGGTCGAGAATGTATCGTTCCTGTCCGGCTCGCGTGTGGTAGATACCGCGCCGAACAAGGGCTTTACCAAGATTGACGAGATGGCTGAGATTCCGCAGGATGACAAGCCGGCATTCCGCAAGATCGCCTACAATGTCGAGGACTATGCGCTGATCCTGCCGGTCTCCAACGACCTGCTGCGCGACACCGACGAGGCGCTGCTGGCGTACATCAGCCGTTGGCTCGCCAAGAAGCAGATCATCACCGAGAACAACCTGCTTGTCACCAAGCTGGCCGCGCTCGACACCGGCGCCGCAGCCGCGACCGAGACGGACGTTGTAAAGGTGCTGAAGACTGCGCTTAACAAGACGCTCGACCCGGCAATCTCCGCGACGGCACACTTTGTGACCAATCAGGACGGCTTTAACGCTCTGGACCAGCTGGTGGATGGCAACAAGCGCCCGCTGCTGCAGCCTGATCCGACCGGCTCGACCGGCAAGCTGCTGTTTGGCCGCGGCATTACCGTTGTATCTAACGGCATCCTCAAGACCGCGACCAGCAAGGCGCCGATCTACTGCGGTGATTTCACCCAGTACGCGACCCTGTTCCGCCGTCAGCCGCTTGAGATCGCATCGACCGACATCGGCGGCAACGCATGGAAGACCAACAGCACCGAGGTCCGCGCGATCACCCGTCTGGATGCACAGGTGTTCGACTCCGAGGCCGCTGCTGCGGTATCTCTGACCATTGCGTAAGGCCTGACCCAAGGGCGGCGCTGCTGCCGCCCTTCCTATTTATAGAGAGGAGGGCACAGAATGCCTAAATTTAACCCCAATCGCATTATGCACGGCAACGGCGGTCACGCGTGGTTTAACGGCAAAAAGCTGACCACGCTGCAGTCGGTTGAGGCCAAGGTTGCCGGTGATTTTGAGGATATCAACGTGTGCGGTGATCCGGCTACCTATCGCGTTTATAACGGCTACTCGGGCGAAGGCACGCTGACTACGCTCAAGATCGACAGTGATGTGCTGAGCCTGATGTCTGCGGCGTACAAATCCGGCGAGATGCCGACCATCACCATCATCACCAGCCAGACCATGCCTGGCACAAACCGCGCGGAGCGCGTAGCGTACAGCGACATTACGATTGACGAGTTCACGCTCGCAAAGTTTGAGAAGAAGTCCAAGACCGAGGAAGAGATCCCCTTCAAATTCGGAAACTTTGAGGTTTTGGAGACCCTGTAAGGAGGCACGGCATGAGATACAGCTTAAACGGTCACATCGTGGCCGACAGTGACGCGCCTATCCTGCGCTGGTGGGGTATCCCAGCGGCCTGTCCGGCGGATATCCGGTCGGCGCTTGCCGAAAATCCCGCAGACGAGGAATTTGTGCTGGAGATCAACTCCGGCGGCGGCTCGGTCTTTGCGGGTTTTGAGATGTACAGCCTGCTGCGCAATGCGTCCCGGCAGGGCGTACATACCCGCGCCGAGGTGCAGAGCCTTGCTGGTTCTGCCGCGTCTGTCGTGATGGCAGGCGCGGATACGGCGGCGTGCTCGCCGGTCGGTCAGGTGATGATCCACCTGCCGAGCACGGTCACCGAGGGCAATCAGGGCGTACACCGCGAGAGCATGCAGATGCTCGAGAGCATCACCGAGAGCATTATCGCGGCGTACGAGAGCAAGGTCGGCGGCAAGACCAGTCATGACGCACTGCGCCGCATGATGGACCGCGAGACCTTTCTCAGCGCCCGTGCGGCGCTGGACGCCGGTCTGATCGACGAGATCATCGGCGAGGAGCAGCCGGGCGAGCCGCTCAATCTGAACAATATTTACAACGCTTGCGGAGCTGTCCCTGATATGGACAAGCTGCGTGCGGCGTACATCGCTGCACAGAGCCAGAGCCAAGAGCCAGAGCCGCAGCCGCCGGTGTCCAATTTGAACACCGCCCGCAAGCGGGCCATCGCCATCGCTGAGGCAGAACTCCGGGCGGTGGTCGTATGATCGACGCAGGACGACTGGCAGCGCTCAAGGCGTATTGCCGCATCGACTACGATGATGACGATGCGCAGCTGACCGGCTTTGCGGAGATGAGCGACAGCTATCTCGCGCAGTGCGGTATCACTCGTGACGGCCACGAGGCGATGTATGACCTCATTGTGCAGGCAATGGTGCTCAACCAGTACGAGGGCAAGTGTGCAGACAATGCAGCCGCAGCCCTGGCTACGGTTCCGCCGCTCGTGCGGCAGATGGTAAACCAACTCAAGCTTGTGTGTGCGTTTGGAGGTGCGGGCGATGGCAACACAGGTGCGTGATCTGCGCGACCGCGCCGAAGTATGGCTTGCCGCACCGGTGGAGCAGCCAAACGGCGAGACCGACTACTGCTACACCAAAAGCCGGACAATCTGGGCGGCCGTCAACCCGACAAGCGGGCGCACGGAGACGCTGACCGGTGACGCCGAGCGTGCCGAGATCACGCACCGCGTGGTCTGCCGGAGTGCCAGCCTGCCGGAGCTGTGCCTCGAGATGTACTTTATTATCCGCGGTCAGCGGCTCGATGTGTCGTACTGGCTGCCAATCTATAACCGCCGCGGCTGGGTGGAGATTTACTGCACACTGCGGCAGGGAGAGGTGACACGCGATGGCTCGTGATGGTTTTGACTGCTCGGAGCTGTTTGACTTTTCCGAAAAGCTACTGGCACAGCCGAAAGAGCTGGAGAAGGCACAGAAAAAGCTGCTCCGAGATCAGGGCAGCAAGCTGCGCCGCAAGACAGCTCAGCAGGCGCGTGCGTCAGTCAACCGTACCGCAGTAAAGCGTGAAAAGTACGAGCGCGAAGCCGGACATTACCACAAAAGCATCAAACGCGGCAGGGTGTACACAAAGCTGGGGCAAATGCGCATCCGCGTGTACTCCAATGACCCGATCGGCCATCTGGTCGAGCAGGGATGGACGCCCAAAGCGCGTGACGGTTCGCGCGGTAAGAAGCAGGACGGCAAGAACGTGTTCGAGGAAGCCGCAAAAGGCTTTGACGAGCAGTTTCAGCAGGCCGCCGAGGACGCTCTGGACGAGGTGATTAACAAGCTATGATCCGTTGGAAAGAGATAGACGACGCGCTCGGCGCGGTGGTAAGCGCGGCTCTGGGGGCTGCCGACCTGACGGCCGGGCGTATCCGTGACGATGTTAAGGCTCCGCTGGTGCGGCGCAGTTACCGCATTGACGTTGGTCAGACCGACGGCATGGGCACGGATGATTACGCCGAGACCGGCTGCGACATCGAGATTTATTTTTATCCCGCCGACGGCACGCGCCCGCGGGACGAACTGAACGCCGCCGCTGACGCGATCCGCACGGCGCTGCGGGAGGGCGTGACCGTGCAGGACGTGGTGCTCATCCCGGAGGACGACATCACCTGCGACGCAGACGGCGAGACGCTGACAGTCATGCTGCGGCTCACCTGGATCGAGACCGCCGAGGAGACCGGCGAATTTATGGAGGAAATGGTATATGGATAAAAAGTTACTGGACGCGCTGGCGGCGAAAGCCGAGCAGCGCAAGGCTGACAAAGCCAAGGTCATTCAGTTTAAGGTCGGCGGTCAGCTGCTTGATTTTGTAAAGATCGGGCATACCGCACAGCTGGATGCTTATGAGGCATTTCTCGCTGCACGAGAGCAGCCGGCGCAGATGCTGAACATCGGCGCACAGCTGATCTACGACTGCTGTCCGGCATTGCAGGACACGGAGCTGCACACCGCGCTCGGCGTGACCGACCCGTACGACGTTATCTGGGCGCTGATGGATGTCCAAGAGGTCAATGCGCTCGCGGCAGTCCTGTTTACCTGGCTCGGCCTGATTGCCGGTGATGAGGATGAGGACCCGGTAAAAAACTGATTGAGCGCGACCCGGTGCTCGACCTTGCGGCGTTTTATGCGGTACGAGGCATCACGCCGGAGCAAATCCGGCAGATGAGCTACGCAGACCGTGCGGTGCTGCGAGTCGGGCGGGCGCGCTGGTACGAGGATATGATAAACCTGATTGCGGCAGGCGTCTGCCGCGCATACGCACCGGAGGAGGAACGGAATAGTGGCTAAAAATAAGGTTATCAACACCGTCCTCACCTTGAAGGATGAAATGTCCGGCGGACTGGTCGCTGCGGCGAAGGCCGCGAAGAAGTCCGGCAAGAATATTGATGACAGCATGATGCAGGCCACCCGCAAGGTGGTCGCATTCAAAAATAAATCGCTCACGGCGTTGGGGGATTTTGCAAAGAAGGGTGTCAAGGCTGCCGGTGCGGCTGTTGCAGGCATGACCGCTGCGTTCATTGCACTCGACGGTGCCACCGAGGAGTACCGCGTTGCGCAGGGCAAGTTAAACGCTGGATTTCAGGCGGCGGGCTTTTCCACCGATGTCGCTCGCAAGAGCTACCGCAACTTCTATGCGATCCTTGGTGATACGGACACCGCGACCGAGGCAAGCCAGCTGCTTGCCAACATGGCAAAGAATGCGGAAGATGTAACGAAATGGACGCGGATCGCCGCAGGCGTGCATGGCACATTTGGCGATTCGCTGCCGATCGAAGGTCTGGTAGAGTCCGCCAACGAGACTGCGCGAACCGGACAGGTGACCGGCGTTTTCGCTGATGCGCTGAACTGGGTCGGCATCATGGAGGATGATTTTAACGCCAAGCTGGAGAAAACAACCGATGTCAGCAAACGCAATCAGCTGATCATGGATACGCTCTCCAAGACCTACGACAAGGCTGCGGACAGCTTCTACGCCAATAATCAGCAGGTCATCAACGCCCGGCGTAACCATGCGACGCTGGACGAGATGCTGGCCAAGGTGGGAGACACCAGTTCCAAACTCAAAAGTCAGTTGTGGGTGCTGGCCGGTGCAGCTGAGGACGGCTCGATCCGCTCTGGATCGGTGCTGGACTGGGTGCAGAAAAAGGCGGATGCGCTTACTGATTGGCTTTCCAATCTGGATCTCAGCAATCTGAAAAAACAGTTTGATGAGAAGTTTGCGCAGACCCTGCAGAAAGCCGGAGATGCAGTGCAGTGGTGCCGCGACAATTCCGACACTTTGATTGCAACACTGAAGGCGCTGGCGGGTATGTGGGCCGTGAAGAAGGTGCTCGATTTTAACAGCGGCTTGACTAATTCTATCAGCACAATTGGTGGAGCGGTTACTACTCTCCTGACCATGACCGGTGTACTGGGCGGTCAGGCTGCCGCCACCGACACAGCAACAGTCGCGCAGACCGGACTTAATGCTGCAATGACGGCAAACCCGATCGGTGCAGTTATCCTTGCTATCGAGGCGCTGATTGCAGTGGGCGTGCTGCTCTACAAAAACTGGGACACAATCAAGGCCGGTGCGCAGAGCCTTTGGAATAAGTTCAAGACCGTCAGCATCAAAATCGGTACTGCCTTTTCCGGTGCGTTTGATAAGGTTAAAAACGCCGCTAAGACGGCTCTGGAATGGGTCGGAGACAAGCTGTCGTGGCTCAATGATAAGATTGAGAGCATCCCCATCCTGGGCAGTTTGTACAAGGGCGCAAAGGGTGTCCTGGGCGACGCTATCGAGTGGGTAGACAATGCCACAACGGGCAATCGCTCGGGCACGTCTACGGGGACGACCCAGACCAAGACCAGCAGCAAAACGACTACAACGGCCGGTCCGGTCAAGACCACGACCTCGACCACTACGACGATACCTAAGCCGACACCCAGCAGCCTGCTGAGCCTGCCGGGACTCGGCAACGCCATGGGTACGCCCTACTGGCGCGGCGGCCTAACCCGTGTCAACGAGCGCGGCGGCGAAATTATGAACCTGCCGAGCGGAACGCAGATCATCCCGCATGATGTGTCTGTCAAGGCGGCAGGCGGTCGGAGCGTGACGGTCAACGTCAACATCCAGGGCAACGTGATCGGCAACCGTGAGTTCACTGAGCAGGTCGGTGAGTACGTCGGCCGCAAGGTGCTGGCGGCGCTCGGCAACACATAAGGAGGTGCGGTAAGTGTACAAGATTATTTTCAGCGTAAACAACAATGAAGAGGTTTGGACGCTGCCGCACTGTCCGCCGGATTTCCCAATTCCGCAGCCGGAGCAGCACCACGAGACCTACGAGGGCCTGAGCCGAGACTATCGCCGCATCGGCACGCTCGGTCTGCGGCACATGGAGTGGACGGCACTGTTGCCGGTACACAGATATCCGTTTATGCCGTCCGAGGCATCTGCGGACGGCTGGGCGTATGTAGATTTTTTCGACCGGTGGCGTGACAAGAAAGTGCCGTTCCGGCTGATCGTGCTCGACAGCAAGGGCGCTTCCCGGCTTAACATGCCGGTGACGGTGGACAGCTTTGACGTCACCGTGCGCCGCAACGGCGATCTGGAGTACAGCATTGCCGTGACAGAATACAGATTTATCACATGAGGAGGTGCGCCGCATGGCGGCAGGCTATGTAGACGAGCACAAGCTCGTGCTGTACCGCGACGGCGCACAGCCGCGCGACATTACGGCGTTTGCCAGTGACATGACGCTGACGGATGACCTTGACACGCTGGCGGCGGAGCTGACGTTTACGACGTTTATCTCGCCGTGGGACAAGTACACGCCCAAGCTGGCGCTTGCGCCGGGCGACAAGGTGCGCGTGACCAATCAGGGCAAGACCGTGTTCTCGGGCATCATTATCACGGTGACGCTGGACGGCGGTGTTACCGCCTATGACCGCGGCTGGTATCTGAATAAGTCAGAAATCGTACTGCAGGTCAACAACCTTGCCGCCGATCAGGTCATCCGCAAGGCGTGTGCCAAGGCGGGCGTGACAGTCGGCAAGGTGTGCAGCCTGCCGACCAAGATCACGCAGCTGTGGACCGGCAGTACGCCCGCTGACATTATCAGCGATGTGCTGAACACCTGCACGTCTGCGACCGGCAAGCAGTACCGCCACCGCGTGGACGACAGCGGCCTGCAGGTCGAGGCACTGCCGACCGCACCCATCAAGGCATACCACAAGCCAGCGAAAAATATCGCCGCATTTGACATCACATGGGCGCTCGGTCAGGTGAGCGGCGAGGACAGCACCCAGGACACCTACAACGCTGTTGTCATTGCCGCCGAGGACGACGGCAAGGCGTACATCGGCGCACAGGCCAGCAACGCGGCGTCTGTCAAACGTTACGGCTTTATGCAGCACATCGAGACCGTGACCGAGAACCCCGGCACGGCTGTGCTTGGGCAGATGGTGAAAAATCTGCTGAAAAATGCCGACAAGGTAGGACAGACCCGCTCTATCTCCGAGATTTGGGGCTGTGATGAGGTGACAAGCGGCGTGGTACTACGATTTAACTCGCCCGCGTTCGGCATCAAGGGCAACTTCCGCATTACGCGCGTGGAGCACCACTACGGCGGTGCAGGGCACACAATGGCGCTGGAAATCACGGCGCTCGAGCAGGTGCGAGCCGCCGCCGAGGGCAAGACTGACGCGGCAGCCATCAAGGCCGCCAGCACGGACAAGGTGCAGGTGTTCGGCCTGCCCGATCTGTCCGGCGGCAGTGACAGCAGCGCGGGCGGCACGATCGTCAAGGCGTTGTTTACCGCCTATTATCCGGCGGCGAACGCGATGGAGGGCGGTTATCTGGATGCACAGGGCAACAGGCTCGACCCGAGCAAGAAAACCTGCGCCGCACCGCCGTCTGTGCCGTTTGGCACCAAAATCACGGTGCGCGACACGGGCACAAGCCTCGACGGAACGACCTACACGGTCAACGACAGAGGCGGCGCGATCCAGATCAAGAACGGCGTGTACCACTTTGACCTTCTGATGAGCAGCAACGCCGAGTGCAATCGCTGGGGACGCAAAAACGGCTCTGCGATCATCGGCGGATCGGGCGGCGGCTCGGGCAGTGCGGTGTCGTTTATCAACACGGCACTGGGCGAGGTCGGTTACAAGGAGTCCGGCAAGGACATCAACAAGTACGGCCAGTGGGCCGGTCACAACGGTGTTGCCTGGTGTGTTTATTTTGTTTGCTGGTGTGCGTATAAGTCCGGTGCGCCTATCCCGACAAGCTACGGCTACGTTGGCGATATGAGCAGCTATTTCAAGTCTCGCGGCAAGTACAAATCGGCAGGCAGTTACAAGCCTAAGGCGGGCGATTTGATGATTCAGGGTGACCGGCATATCGGCATTGTAATATCGGCCGGAGCATCAAGCTGCGAAACCGTTGAGGGCAATTGCAGCAACTCTGTCAAGCGTGTTACTCGCAGTTACGCGGAGATTTCCGGTTTCTGTACGCCGTGGGGATAACACAAGATATTGTATGCTTGTGGATAACACTGTGGAAGATGTGGAAAGGAGTGCGTGCCTATGGCATGGGATACGGCACTGGCGCGGGTCATCCGAGAGACAAGCCGTGCCGAGGTCAACCGCAAGCCGCAGCCGTGGTACAGGGCAGAGGTCGTGCAGGTAACGCCCAAGCTGATCTTTGCCATTGCGGACAAAGAATTTAAGTTTGACAGCAGCACCGGCCTGATTATGACCGCCACGGCAAAAAGCAAAACGTGGAAGGTCGGCATGCAGGCGGCGGCGCTGCTGCATGGGGCACAGCTGTTGGTTTTGGACAGTCTGTAACGGAGGAGGTGCAGCGGATGTTTGACCAGGAGCAGGCGCAGTTTGTCTGCGATTTTTTGGAGTGCCTGACGTGCTCCAGCGGTGTGCCGCTGCGCCTGATGGACTGGCAGCGCGACATGATAACCGAGTTTTACGGTCAGCTGATCGAGGACGAGGACGACCCGGCAGGCAACTACCTGCGGCGATACCAGTACCTGTACCTTGAGATTGCAAAGAAGAACGGCAAGTCGGAAATCGCTGCCGGTCTGGGCGTGTACCACCTGTTTGCCGACGGCGAGATTAACGGCGAGGTGTATGTCGTAGCGGCTGACCGCGACAATGCGGGCATCGTCTTTGCGGCGGCCAAGTACATGGTCGAGCAGAGTCCGGCGCTGAAAAAGCGCAGCCGCATCGTGGACAGCACGAAGACCATCTACGACGAGACGAGCGGCAGCAGGCTCAAGGTACTGTCCAGCGAGGCGTACAGCAAGCATGGCTACAAGCCGAGCTGCGTTATCTTTGATGAGCTGCACGCCCAGCCGAGCCGCGACCTGTGGGACGTTATGACCTTCGGCGCCGGTGACGCACGCCGTCAGCCGGTGTGGATCGTGCTGACGACCGCCGGAGATGACCCCGACCGAAAATCCATCGGCTGGGAAGTCCACGAGAAAGCGCTTGCTATCTACCGATGGCGGCGCGGCGCGAGGGATGAGAAAGCCTACGATGACCCTCGGTGGCTGCCGATCATCTACGGCCTCGGACTGATCGAGGACGAGGACGAACTGAAAGACCTCAACATCTACGACGAGGACCTGTGGCGGCGGTGCAATCCGTCGCTCGGCAAGACGCTCAAGATGGCCACCATCCGCGCCCAGGCGGCGGACGCCAAGAAGAGCGAGGCCGCCGAGCGGCTGTTCCGTTGGCTCAGGCTTAACCAGTGGATTGCCACGGCGACTGTCGGGTGGATACCGATAACCATTTACGACAAGACGCAATGGAATCCGCCGGACTGCAAGGACTGGCGTGAGGCCGTGCAGCTGCTGCGCGGCAAGACCTGCTACGGCGGCGTTGACCTCTCCAAGAGTACAGACCTTACCGCCTTTGTGCTGGTGTTTCCGCCGCAGGAAGGTCTGGACAGGTGGGTGGCTCTGCCTACCGGGTGGATGCCGCTTGACGGCATTGACGCTCGCGAGCGCGAGGACCATGTACCGTATCGAGACTGGATACGCGCAGGTTTCCTACACGGCTGTGAGGGCGATATCATCGACTTTGAGGCTGTGGCTGACGCTGTGGTGCAGGCCGCACAGGATTACGACCTGCGCATGGTCGGCTTTGACCCGTATCTGGGTGCGACCGTAATGCAGTCCATCCGCGAGCGGCTTGCCGGTACGGTGACTGAGGTTGTCGAGATACCGCAGGGTATCCGGTCCATCTCGCCACCGATGAAGGAGCTGGAGCGGCTCATCCGAGCGCATGAGATGCTGCATGTGCACAACACGGCAGCACGGCAGTGTTTCCTCAATCTGCGGTGCGTGTCGGATGATAACGAAAATATCAAGCCAACCAAAAAGCGGAGCCGCGGACGCATTGATATCACGGTGGCGTGGATCATCGCGTTTGCGACGGCGATGCTGCAGCCTGCACCGACGCTGGCGGACAGCGTGGCGGCTGCTGATTGGCATATGTGAGTTTAGGAGGTGTCGGCTATGGCCGATGTGTTTCCGGTTATCCCGGAGGAGTTGCCCGCGCAGGTTGCGGAGAGCATCGGGCGGTCTCCGGAGTTTGTGTTCCATGAGGACGGACGCTCGGGCAGTTTCCGGCTGATCGACGGCGCTCTGGTGGAGCGGCAGGGCATTGAGGCGGTCAAGCAGTGGCTTGAGCTGATGCTCCGGCAAAAGCCGGGTGCAATCCCGATCTACCGGACGAGCGGTACGACCCAGCCGGGCGTGGAGGCGGTCAGCCTTGACCGGCGCGTGCCGGAGGGCTGGATTTTTGCCGAGATTGAGCGCAACGTGCGGGAGACCGCCGCGTTCTGCCCGGCCATCCGGTCACTTGACAGTTTTAAGTTTACGCGCGTGCGGCGCGGCGTGGAGGTCCGCTTCACGGTCCGGCTGCACACCGGAGAGAGTGAGGAGGTGACGACGTATGTCAGCGAGTGACATTTTAACAGAGATGCTTGGCAATATGCCGGAAAGCTATCAGAAAACCATCGGTTTCCCGACCTATGACCTGCTGGCGGCGGTGTCGCTCCGCATGGAGGGCACGGACACGGCTATTGACGAGGCCAGACAGCAGCTTGACCCGGAAAACCTGCACGACAGCGCTCTTGACCGTTACATCTATCCGCGCTCCGGCTTGGAGCGCAAGGCGGCGACCTTTGCTCACGGCAGCCTGACCGTCACCGGCACAGGCACGGTCGAGCAGGGCACGCTGTTTGAGTCCGGCGGCGGTGTCCAGTATTATGCGACAGAGACCGTAGCTATTGAGGGCGAGGGCACTGTACCGGTCACCTGCACGGTGGACGGCACGGCAGGCAATCTGCCCGCGCACAGCGTGACGCAGATGCCGGTGGCAGTGCAGGGCATTGCCTCGTGTGATAACCCTGAGCCGATCGGCGGCGGTTATGCCGAGGAGTCGGACAGCGAGTATTATGCGCGGTATCTGGTCGTGCTGCGCACGCCTGCTACGTCGGGCAACATCTACCACTACATGCAGTGGGCGCTGGAGGTGGCCGGTGTCGGCCATGTCAAGGTGTTCCCGCGGGTGCAGGGTGTCAACACAGTTGATGTCGTAATCGCGGACAACGCCGGTCAGCCTGCATCGCCTGCGCTCGTGAAGTCGGTGCAGGACTACATCGACCCCGACAGCGAGGGCGCAGGCCGCGGACAGGCGCCCATCGGCGCACAGTGCTTTGTCACTGCTGCAACCGGCAAGGCCATTACGGTCAGCTGCACGGTGTCCAAATCGGACACCGTGACCGAGGACATCCTGACATCCGGCATCAAGGAGAGCGTTGCGGCCTATCTGGCAGGCACGGTCTTTACGCAGGATTATGTCAGCTATGCGCAGATCGGTGCGGCCATCATGGACACGCCGGGCGTGATTGACTACGCCGGGCTGAAAGTATCCGGCGGCATCGTGAATATTGCAATCGCGGAACGTGAGTGTCCGGTTCTCGGAGAGGTGACAATTACCTATGGCTGAGTTTGACAACATGTTGCGCAGTCTGCCGGTGGCGTACCGCACGGACAAGTGGGTGTGTGACCTGCTTGCCGCGATCCAGTCGCTCGACGACACGCAGCGAGAGCAGATGCTCGACATTACGCAGCAGCTGTTTCCGGGCAGTATGACATGGGCGCTTGCCATCGAGGAGCGAGACGCGGGTCTGACCGCCTCCGGCACTTTGGAGGAGCGCCGCACGGCGTTGATTGCACGCTGGCGCGGCTCGGGCAAGTGCGACGTTGACCTGATCCAGCGCGTGTGCGACAGCTGGAAGAATGGCGAGATTTCCGTCGGCTTTGCCGCGGGCGTGATCATGCTGACGTTTGTCGGCGCGTATGGCATTCCCGTACCGGCCGAGCTTGCCGCATTGCAGGAGGCGGTAGACCGCGTGATCCCGTGCCATCTGGCAAGCAAATATCTCTGGCGCTGGATTCTCGTCCGCGAGATCGAGGGCATGACGCTGGACGAATTGCAGACGCACAAAATTAGCGAATTTGCATTTGAGGAGGTGCAGGCGTGAGCCTGAAAACCAAAATTCTGGGGCTGTTTAAGTACGATCCGGACAAGGACGGCGCGAGCACGTTCAATATCAAGCAGGCGCTCAACGACAACTGGGACAAGCTGGACAACGAAGTTGCAGCGCGTGTAAAGACCACGGAATTGGCTTCCGAGGTCAAGAAGACCGTGAAAGGAGGCAGCCTGACTGCCTCTGATCTGGGCGCGGTATCGGCGGCGGATAAGGGCAAGGCTGGCGGCATTGCAGGTCTGGGCGCTGACGGCAAGGTGCCGAGCAGCCAGCTTCCCGCAATGAATTACGAGGGCAAGGGCGCCGTAGATACGCATAACACGAGCGCAAGCGCTCACAATGCGCTGTTTGCGGCAAAGCAGGACAAGATCAAGGGCAAAAAAGGTAAATATGTCGGCTTTACGGCTGATAATACCGTGGGCGAGGTAGACGCGCCTGCATCTGGCGGCAGTCGTATTACACTGACATTTGCAACTGATTTTGTCGGTCAGGTATGGACGCTCAAGGGCGGCGGGGAAGCCTACACCGGCACGGTAGACAGCAGCAAGACGGCAACTGTAAGCGTACTCGGCATTAACACTACCTACACCCTGAGCGCTGCACTGTCCGGTACGACGTACACTGCCGAGGTTACAACTAAGGCATATTACACGGCACTTGCAGTAACGCTTGAGAAATTCCAGTCTACGATTACCGTAACCGTAGATAGTGGCTCGACTGTCACTGCTACGCTGGGCAGTACGGTATTGACCAAGACCAGCACCGGCACGGCGGTATTTACCGTTGGCAAGGCGGGTACTTGGACGATTAAGGCTACCAAGGGCAACCAGACCGCAGAGGGTACGGTTAGTATTACAGCCAGCGGGCAGAGCAAGTCGCTAACGCTGAGTTACGCTAACGTGTTCGGTGTTTGCTGGGATACAAGCAACAGCTCCACAGCGCTGACACGCTTAACACCGAGCACTGACCCTTACGGATTGGTTACGTGCTCGGTGACAACTGAGCCTAAACCGGCGGTTGGTACTGGCTCGGGCAGTTCGCCTTTTGATGCGTATGCTCCTTGGAACGGTATGAAGGAGTGCAACCTCAATGCTTCTGGTACGGTGACAGCGTGGAAGGGTGACAGCCGGTTTTCACATGATTGCGATTATACGATGGTATTTATTCCTGCGTTTTATGTGGCTCAGAAGCGCAGCGGCACAAAGCAGTATTTTTATGTGTCAGACAAGCCCAAAACAGGATTTACCAAGCATCCTGGTAGTGGTAAGTACATTGGTAAATATCACATGGGTAGCGTTAGACCGAGTACGGCTCTTGTATCACCGTATGTGAACATCACTCGCGCGACAGCGCGCAGCAACGCAAAGAGCAAAGGTTCAAAATTCCACCTGTATGATTTTGCAACCTACTGTGCAATTATCTTCTTGTATATCGTTGAATTTGCAAACTGGAACTGTCAGACAAAAATCGGACAAGGATTTGTAAGCAGGAATTCAAGCACGCAGTCCGGCGCAACGGACAGTATGACTTATCACACCGGACGCGCATCCGGCACGGATGGTCAAACCTCTGTCCAGTACCGCTGGATTGAAAATCTCTGGGGAAACGTGTACCAGTGGGTAGACGGCTTTAATGCCAACGGTACAGCGGCTTACTACTGTACCGACCCGAGCAAGTACGCGGACGATACAGCAACCGGTTATACCAATATTGGCACGCTGCCCGCAAGCGGTTGGATTAAGGACTTGACCGTTACCGACAATGGTCTGCTCATTCCGAAAACGTCTGGCGGCTCGGAAACAACATACGTCCCGGATTATGCGTATTCGGACCCCGACTGGCGCGTGTTGTGTGTTGGTGGCGACTGGAACGAAGGTACGTATGCAGGTCTGTTGAGCTTCAATGCGAGCACCTCTTCATCGGGTTCTTACTCGAACGTTTCCGCGCGTCTCCTGTGCGAGCCATAAGAAAGGAGTGATCTAAATGAAGGTACACGGCGACAACAAGCCGGAGAAAATCACGGCGAACAGTATGCCGAACAAGCCGGGACGCGCGTGGGTAAGGTTTTGCCTGAATCCGGTTGAAACCACAGGCGCAGACGGAAACACGCAGTGGGAGTATGACGAGTATGTCACCGAGGTTGCCGATGGCGCGGACTTGCAGGAGCGTGTAGCCGCACAGGCTGACGCACTGCTGTTGCAGGCCGTCGGTGAGGAGCTGTATGGCACACCGCTGACCTCGGTTGATGATCTGCGTGAGCAGCGTATCGCAGACAGCAAGACTGACCTCGCTGCAT